TATAAACATGGCAGAATTCGTATTCACCTCTCCGGGGGTAAAATTTAGAGAACGTGACTTAACATTCGTAACACGTAACGTAGGTATAACAACATTAGGTGTTGTTGGCGAGACATTGAAAGGTCCTGCTTTTGAACCCGTATATATTCAAGACCAAACTCAGTTTGCAAACAGATTTGGTGCTCAGAGTATTAAAAGGTTTCCAAACGGACAACTTCAATATCAATTACCTTATACTGCAAACGCATATCTCGATGAATCAAATCAGATGTGGGTTACAAGAGTATTGGGTCTTAGCGGCTATGATGCTGGTACTGCTTGGGCAATTACTTTAAATGCGGGAGTTGACCCAGCCACAGAAGGTGTTGTTTCGGCATCGACTCAACCAAGTGTGCCATATACTGGTAGTACTTATTTGGGTGTTGCATTATATGCTCCGGGTCAAAAGGGTACATCATTCTCAGGCTTTACTAAAACAGGTCCAACATCATTCCTTGGTACATCATATTCATTTACCGCATTAACAGTAACGGCTACAAGTGGTACTGTTTACCAAGTAACATCGGTATTGAGTGGTACATCATATGCTGAGTATGAAGGTATGGTACTTGCTGTTGTGAGAAGTAGGGGTTATGTTCAAGATAACGCAAATCTCCCACCAACCACAGTATTTGATACAACTAATCTTACCATAAGTGCAAATACTACTAATATTGGTGCGGGTGATATGTTCGGACAATTTACATTAAGAGCATATAGTACTGGTAGTACTGAATTTTATACTGTCACGCTTAATCCAGATGCAAGTAGTTTCTTACCCAACGTAGTTGGTTTTGAACCAAAAGATAAGAAAACCAAGATTTGGGTTCAAGCAACATATCCACAATTAATTAAGAAAATTGACGCAGAAGGATATGGTTATGGTATTAACACTACTATAATTAATTGTACTAGCGATTATTTTACTGATTATAATACACAGTTTAAAACACCCGAAACTCCTTGGGTTGTGTCTGAACTTAAGGGTAATAGCGTAAGCAGATTATTCAAATTTATCAGTATTTCTGATGGAGATGCTGCAAACCAAGAAATAAAAATTAGTATTGTTAATATCAATCCAACGACTCTTGAATTTGACATTCAGGTTCGTGCATATTATGATACAGACGCACAACCAAATATTTTGGAAACATTCTCAAAATGTAACTTGGTTAAAGGTACAAATAATTATCTTGCACAGCGTATTGGTACAACTGATGGTGAATATAGCCTAAATAGTAGTTACATTATGGTTGAGATGGATAGTGAAGAACACATAGATTCTTTCCCTGCTGGCTTTGAAGGCTTATGGTTTAACGATTACAGCACGGGAACAACTGGAAGTGCTGTTGTTGGTCAAACACCCAAAGTATTCTACAAAACTAGTTACAATACGAATGAAAGAATAAGCCGTGTATATCTAGGTATGTCATACAGTGCGTATGACGCAACAGGTGTTGTTGGCGATGGCTTAAATCAGAATTTCTTTAATTTTGACGGCTACAATAACTCAAGCGCAAACCCAAGCGGATTTACCAAAACTAAAGGTTTCCATATGGACTCAGGCGCAACTGGCACATATTATGACGGTGCTGCATTAATCGGTCAATTTGAAGTTGGTGCTGGCTCATTTGAGGGGATTACTTCTGTTGTTAACCCATTAAATCCATATTATACTTCGGCTTCAAGAAAATTTACCCTTGTTCCCGCAGGTGGTTTTGATGGTTGGAACGTAAATAGAAATGCACGTTCTTATGGTGATTTATATTCACAACAAGGAATTTACCGTGGTGATGCAAATCCATTAATTCCAGCAACAAACGATTTTCAAGCATGGGAAACAGCAATAAATACATTCAACAATCCTGAAGATGTAACTATTAACGTATTTGCAACTCCGGGTATTAACTGGTCAGACCAAAACATTTTGGTACTCGATGCACTTAATATGATTCAGACACAGAGAACAGACACACTTTATGTTATTGACGCACCTTTCTTAGATATTCCAAGAACAATTGGTAATACAAAACAAGACGTATTGGCTGCTCAAGACATAGTAGATTTACTTGATGGTTCTGGTATTGACAGCAGTTATGCTTGTACTTACTTCCCTTGGATTCAGATGAGGGATACTCAGAATAATGTCAATGTTTATATTCCACCAACTGGTGAAGTTGTTAAAGCAATGGCATACACTGATAACACATCATTCCCTTGGTACGCACCTGCAGGTCTTAACCGTGGTGTAACATCGGCAAGAAAATCACAGTACAAATTGTCATTAGAAGCACGTGATATCCTTTATGAAGGTAGGATTAATCCAATGGCTGACTTTGCTGATGCTGGTACTGCAATCTTTGGTCAGAAGACATTACAAGTTAGACAGAGTGCTCTTGATAGAATCAACGTTCGTAGATTACTTCTTCAACTTAAGGTTCTTATTGCAAATATCGCAATCAGACTTATATTTGAACAGAATGACCAGACAACTATTGACCAATTCTTATCTAAAGCAACACCAGTACTTGACACCATTAAGAGAGAAAGAGGTTTATATGACTTCAGAATTAAAATGGATGATAGTATTAACACACCCGAAACAATTGACAGAAACGAATTGTTTGGTGAAATTTTCATCAAGCCAACACGTTCACTCGAATTTATCGGCATAACATTTACAATAACACCAACCGGAGCATCATTTAGTGATGTAGGGGCATAATATTTACGGAGAAGAGCCACTAGATTTTATTTTAGTGGCTTTTCAAAGTAAGAGTATTTATTATAAAAATAACGATTAAAAATTAAACACATAAAAACATGGCAGGAGAAATGATTAGGGGTATCCCATTTGAATACGAACCAAAAAGAGTTAATAGATTCTTTGCGGAATTCGCTGATGAACTAGGAATTGAAGTATGGAAAGTACAGAAATTCACAAGACCAAAAATGAAAATAAACTCAGTTGAGATTAAATTCATGAACGAAAGAAATTACGTTGCTGGAGCATATAACTGGGAAGCATTACAGATTACATTCCTTGACCCAATTGGTCCAAGTTCTTCACAGCAACTTATGGAGTGGGTTCGTTTACACGCAGAATCTCTAACAGGACGTATGGGTTACGCAGCAGGTTATAAGAAGAACATTATTCTTAAAGCACTCGACCCAACTGGTATTGAGGTTGAAAAATGGTTCTTGGAGCAATGTATGATTACTGGAATCGATTTCGGAGAAAACACTTACGATGACGATGCATTGACAAACATTAGCCTAGATATTCAGCCCTGGAGGTGCATATTGAACTTATAATCAGTCGATTATAAAATATTTAAAACTCCATGCTGTTAGTGTGGAGTTTTTTATTATCTTTGCAATATGATAATAATTGGAATATATAAAATTTATAATAAAATCAATAATAAAGTATATATTGGTAGTGCTACTGATATTAAGAAAAGGTGGCGTGACCATAAATGGTATTTGAGACATAATAAGCACCATAATTTACATTTACAATCTTCGTGGAATAAATACGGTGCAGAAGCATTTGAATTTTCGATACTTTTAGAATGCGAAGTAAAGAACTTATTAATTGAAGAATTAAAATTTATCTTGCTACACAATTCATTTAATAATAATCACGGATATAATGTTAATGACCCAGAACATAAATTTTTAAACCGAAAGCACAGCGAAGAAACTAAACGAAAACTATCATTACAAAAATTAGGTGATAAGAATCCGATGTTTGGTAAATGCGGTGATAAGCATCATAATTATAATAAAAAGGCTTCCGTTGAAGCACGAAATAAGATGTCCCTTAGTCATAAAGGAATTCCCACTTATAGACAAAGCAATGTTAAATTAACGGCATCCGAGGTTCTTGAAATTCGTAGAATTTATCGAGAAGATAAATTATCACAACTAAAAATAGGTGAGATGTTTAATGTGAGTTACACTGCAATTAATAAAATTATTACTGGTAAGACTTGGTCGACTCTAGTTTAGGCTGCTAATTCTTCGATTCTATTTTTTATAATAATATCAATATAGTATTTTCTATTTTTTGTCTCAATGATACGATATGATTCGTTATTATGCGAAAACCATACGATATATGATTTGCCTAATTTTATGCCTGTGTTCTTTTCAATTATATATTTATATAACTCTAACTGAAGAGAGTATAGTTCTATGTCACTGTCTTCAAGGAAACACAACTCATTTAATAGATGTCTGCTCTTTACTTCTTCGGTGAAATCTTTGTTGGTTTTATAATCCCAAATCTGGAACTCTTTCATTTTCACATTATAGAAAATAATGTCGAGCATCCCACCGATTAGAGATTCTTCGTCATAGACAACATATTCGGTGCGTATTGGAATTAATTTACCCCGAACATCTTTATAGAATTTATCAACATGCTTTTTTGTTATATCGTATTCTATCTTAACGGGGTCAAAGCCAAACTCGTTTAGAATTATTTGTTTGGGGTAGTCGTAGATTTTATTCTGAAAGAGGTTCTCTGCATAATCGTGTATAGCCGAACCCTTTATTGTGCCTTTCTTATTAATAAAACCCCAGGCTCTGAGTATTTGTTTTGGTTTTAAGTTAAATTGTTCTGCTTTAATTTCCGACCAATATTTTTCGTCAAATTCTTCTTGGTACTTATGAATGATTGTCGTGACGGAGATTAACTCCCGACCATTCAAATAATACTTGTGGGGTTCATCATAGAACTCAACGTCATTAAATGCCGTAAATAACTTATCGGGTATTTGTAAACCATTCATTCGGGCAAAGATAATACAATTTTAATTAATCACAATGTTTTTTTGTAACATTCCGTCAAAATTAAGACTTTCAAGTGAATTAATTATCGCTGTTTTATCTGCGGGGAGACCAGAATAGCCATGAATGTGTTGAATTAATGCACTTCTAATTATGTTTAATGCTTCAACTAAAACATCACCTCTTGGAATTGGGTGACCTTTGTCAAATATCTCTGCTCGGTCTTCTGCGGTTAATCTCGCTGCTTTAAATTGTGGTTTACCATCGTGTGAAATGATTGCGATTTTATCGCTCTGTAGTATAGAATTGCTATAAAAAGATGTTTGGGTTTGGTTGGGTTCAAATACCATGTTAAATGTTGCAGGGTTTTGAAGGTTTAATTTAAATACACTACCATTTTCGTGTTGCCCCGCTCTTATTTGAACTTCATTAACTTTTAAAGTAATGTCCGTATTGACTCTACCTAGAATAGCAATATCTTCCAAAGACGGATATATACCCACGGCATCGGGAAATGTGCTTATCGCCGGGAGTGGTAAAGTCAATCCCATATTGGTTGTGGAGAGTGCAGTATATATGGTATCTTTCTCAATTTTTTGTAGTTGAGAAATAACTGGTCCTTCCCAATAACGACTTCTTTGTGGATATTTAACATCTTCGATAAAAACACGTACATATTCACCAACCTTTGGAAAAATATGAAAGAACTTCGGAATCATCGGATAACACCAAGGCAATTCCGCATTTCCTGTCTTATTATCCAAGTCGGGAATTTTGACCTTAATTCTACCGCCATCGGTAGGGTCAACAATATCTACAACCTCACCATAATAAATCGTTCGGGTAACAGGAATCATGCTACCTTCTTGTTTATATGCGTTTGTTGTTTGTAATATCGGTTTATCAAACATTATTTCTATTTGTTAGTTCTTCAATTAAATCTATATATAGTTTTTCTACTGCTGTTAGTTCGTTTATTTTATTATTAACCACTACTTCAAGTTCATCTAATTGATATGTATAATCAATTATTTCTTGCTTTATTTTCTCATGTTCTGCCTTAGAGTCATTTATCATCTTCAGCAATTCTGTTGGTGTATATTTACTAAATTCTTCCATTATTGTATAACTCCATAACCTCTTGAAAACATAATTGTTGAACCGAATACTGAAACTGGTCCTGTCGGTGAAATACCTTGAGCAGTTAGTGCTATTCCCGCTGGAATAGCAACACTAATAACAGCATCTTGTTGTAGTGCTTTTACAATTTCTTCAATTCTTATTCTTTCCATTAATTCATCAGGACTCACACCACCTGACGGTAATGCACCTACTGGCAATCCCGCTTCCGATTTTCTTGCAATAATACGTGAAGCAATTTTAATCGGAGATAAACCCGGACGTGCTGGAACGCCAATTAAAATTATCGGCGTTGGTATTGCGGGAGCACCGCCGATAGATGCCAGATTTAATATTTTATCAAACCCAGCAATGATTGATTCTATGCTATTAAAATTAATTGCCATTTTATGTTATTAGTGGTGTTTCTATTGGTTGTAAACTTCTTAATATTTCAATATATTGATTTATTCTTTCTATTACTATTTTTTGTGCAATTGGAACAAGGAGTTTCGTTAAATATGCTACCACTATGCCAAAAATAAATCTTATAATCAATTCCATTGCAGCATTTATATTACACATTATCATTGTTCTAAATTCTTTCATGTCTTCTACGGGATTACCTAATTTTGTTTTTCCCAAATTTGCAAAAGCACTCCAGATTCCTTGTAATGCCCGGTATTGTGGTGCTGTGGTTACAGCATTTACTATTGTATCGGTAATTAATTTAATTAATTGTTGACAAAATCCGTCCATGATAGTTTGTTTATTTTCATCTGCTCTTGGGGCAACATCTCTCATGCTTTTTGGAACAGTGCCATACATTTGATTTGCAACATAAAATGGGTCGGTTGAACCAGATGTATTGCCCACCGTTTCTGTTAACGCACTCATCCCCAATTTTGCTTCAAGAAGACCACAACCCAAATCATAATAAACAGTACCATTTGCTAATTCTTGTGCTTTTTTCCATATTTCATCATAACTATCTGGTGATACGGTAAAACTAGTATCACCATTAATTGCTTGTTCAATTTGTTTTTCAACAATTAGTTCTTGTGCAATTTGTTCGGGACTCTTATTTAAAGCAGCGGTGATTGTACCATAAAAAAGATTCAGAACACTTGCCATAAACACTTTTTTATCAATAAGAACCATTGAAGCAATAAATCCTTTGAAGAAATCTCCGATTGTCATACCCGACGAAACTGGTTTAAAATTTATTGTGTTATTACTTTCGTTATACGTCATTTTTACAACTCCAAAATCTTTTGGAACACCAGGACTTGTTAGTGCATTAAACAGCACATTATTAAAATTTGGGTTTTCAACGTCACACATAAGACTTCCTT